AATCCATAACCGCCCCATCCACCGAATAAGGCAAAAAGGATAATGAGAACCCACCAACCACCATCGCCCCATGCACCATCATTACGGTTTCCACAAGTAACGGCGGCAATGTCCGCTAAACTTGGAGATGAATTAAACATATGTGTTCCTCCTAATAAAATTTATTTATACATAATCTTGCAAGAATAGTATCAATGTTTAAACTGGCTCATGATTTCTTCCGGGTTTAGACCTTTTTCTTTGCACAAATTTCTGGCAAGCTGTTCCAGCCCTTTACTGTCTCCACGGTTCATCATGTCGAATGTATTTTTCATGATCGGATTATTTGAAAATTGAGAGTTGCTCATCATTTGACTTAATATCATCTTAGGGTTTCCACCGCACTGGATCATCTGCATTAAATTCATTCAGAATCGCTCTCTTTCTTTGCTCTGGTAGTCCTCTGGGACTGAGTTATTTTAGCTTCTATCTGGTCTAATCGCTCCATTATCGGGGCAATCAATGTTGCCGTGTCTTCTTTCGGTAATTCGTTTTGCTTTCCGTCTAGCTGCGGTTTATATGTAACTGTCTGAATAAGCCCATTAGCACCCCACGATTTTATATATATTTCTGCTCCATCTGCTTTCGGGAAAATGGCAAATGGTGCATTCATGGGAACGTCATTCGCTGTGACTTCCTCAACAGAATTAACCATTCTTCCACAAAGTCCAGCTTGTTGCGGCATGATCTGTTGTGGGAATTGCTGTTGAATCTGCTGTGGCTGTTGATATTGAGGATAAGAATACTGATTATATCTCTGAAACTCGTACATAATAAACCTCTCTTTCTATTTTCATTTTATTATTAACAGCACAATTGAACCACCCCAGCAAAACCCCATTAAAAGGACACAAAAAAGACACCCTTAACGGATGCCTTTAATGAGGAGAAAGTTATGTAAAATGTTGTCCAGTTACCCTAAGAATTTTATGTTGCATTTTTACGTTGATACGTCCTGCTGTCTTCGTTGAAACATGCATAATTTCTGCACATTCTTCCAAAGACTTTTCTTTCTTCCGTAAATCAAAGAGCGTTTCTTCTGTCGGTGTGAAATCACACAATTCTTTTATATGCTCTTTTTCTTCTTTGGTAAAGCACGTAACAATGTTTTTCATTTGCTTTACCTCATTTGGGGAGTTTCCGGCTATGACGGTGAGTTGTTATCTCGCTTGATTTCCACTGCATTAATTAAAGAAAGGTGGGTAACCAAGTATGTATGGTTAACACATTATTATAATAACATATTATTCCATTTTCGTTGTACCATTTTTTTCGATTTTATTTTTATAAGCCGTTGCTCGTCCATTTGCAATCGCAGACTGTTTTTTACTAAATCCAGAAACCTTCGTTCTATCACCTTGCAATTGAAGATCATTATTCTTACAGAATGATTGTAGCCTTTTATTCTGCATTCGAAGTTTATATGCCAGTTTATCATATTGAGGTTGCAAGATTTCTTTTACATCTGTTTCGGCAATCATATCAAGTTCCTGTTTCTTAGCCATAATTTCACGCTTTGTTTTACGAATTTCTCTTTCAAGTAATCTCTGCTTCTGCTGCAAATCATAAAGCTTCTGGCTTTCATCTGCATTTATGTTCACATTTCCGTTTTCATCAAGGTACTTATTTACCATGCCTTTTCGCCACGGTCCATGTGAATGTCTACAGTTGTATCCGTGAAGTCCTAAGAGATTTACAACAGTTCCCGTTCCGGTTTTAGGGTCTATTGTATAACCTGTACTTTCAAGAAGATTCGGAAATCCTGGTTCGCTCCCGATTATTTTATATGCCTTGCCTTGCCAGTGATTGTGAGATGGAATCCCTGTTGGATTCTTTTTATCATATCTGGCACCCGGATGTGCTGATACTAGAACATACTCTATTTTATTTTGTACAATATAAATGTTCGTCACCTGTGCCGCAGTCTGATTCATAGATGTGACGATGCAACACCTCACTGCCGCTTCAAGAGAACGCTTCGTTCCAGCAGGGTATTCTACCATAACACCAGATTCTGCATATCTATCCAGAACTTCACAGACTGCACTGCTGTAAGATTGCATTCCAGATGCAACTCTGTAATCAACCTCATTCAGCATGTTGAGCAAGTCTTTCTGTGTCTGGTTAATGGTTGTTTTTGTCAAATTATCAAGTTCTCCGAATGTTTTTATTAACTCTGCATTCATTGCCAGAATTGCCGTATTATTTTTTAGCGGAGATATAACAGATGCTGATATCTGCGTCAAGACTTCTTTATCATCCGAGAATGATGTCATAACACTATCCCTTAATAATCTGCGAACCTCATTTCTTGATTTTCCAGACATTTCAGATATTCTTTTTACAATCTCTGTGTTATGCAGTCCCATCTGTTGGAGTTTCCACAATTCTCGGTCGGCAGTTCCTGACAATTCACCGGATTTTATCAATCGTGTTGCAATGTCTGATATAATCCAATTTTCAAGATCTTGATACATTTCAACCAGTTTATCAGTTTTTCCATAAAAATAATCCGGTTTAAGCATTATCCTTTCCCAACCTCTCTTTTAACAAGATCAATCCACTGCTTACCGTGATTTTCTTTTGCAGTTTCAAACCATCGTTTACCTGTTCCCGGTGTGTGATATTTTAATTCTGTTCCTGTCGGATACTTCTTTTCTCCACGGTTTGCCCATGATCTACCGTCCTCAGTTAAATAAAGTTCGCCTACATACTGATAATGCGCATAGGGTGTATCTACTGTAATTAATCCGGGTTCTTTTATCTGCGTCTTGTTTCTCAAATCGCCCTGCTGCATAGGTGTGTATTTTCTCATGTCATTTACAACCTGTTCGTCAAGAACATTCTGAGCATTTCTCAAATTTTCATCCATTCGCTTTGTATCAAGCTTAATATTAAAGCTTCCAATGACTTTATTATATTTCATATTAACGCATCCATTTCTATCACTTTTCTAAATAAAACTTAATCGTCTCTATCGCAGTCTTTTTCTGAAGCTTTACTTGAACCATCTCCGGCGGTTCAGGTTCAGGGATAATATATCCACCTTTTAAAATACCATTTATAGAAAGTTTCGGTATCCCTTGAATTATTTTACTCCTCTCCAAATAGACCACCGCTGTTCCTTTCCGCATCTTCCTGCGCTCTCTCTGCAAACATGGCATCTACTTCATCATCATTAAATCCCTCATATTCTTTAAGGTATTTACGCTTAGAATAAATACCTTGAATCATTAAATTATATGCTCTTGATCTGTCCTGTTCGAAGCTTGCAAGCAAATCTTTAAAATAAAATATATCTTCGTCCGGTACATCATCATCCAGTGCATCCACATAGCCGGCAGAGATTCCGTAAAGGTCGCAGAATACATTGATTGCATAAATAAGATTTTTTAATGCTGTCTTTATGCTTTTTCTGATATCGTTAATCGTTTCTACCGTTTCATTATCGTCACTTTCAACCTGCGTTGCTGTCAATCTTCCTGACTTTCTGTCAAGGATAAACTGCCCTTGTGAAAATCCGCATTTTGTCGAAATCATAGATAGCACGCTGTTAATGTCTGTGATTCTGTCAGAAGTAAGCATGGTCGGGACGTGTTCATCAATCGTGCTTTTTGAATCCAGCCCCAATTTCAAGCCTTTAACGAACCGAGGAAGTTCTACTGTTGAGGAACGGATGCCGCCTTTTCCCTGTTTTGTCATGGCGTTCTCATCAATGAAAGTAATGTGCTGCGAATCCTCAACTTCATTCCCTTTTTTACTCCATGCTATATCGAGATCTCTAAGCTCCATAAGTGCATTTGAGAAAATCGAGACACCTTCTGGAGATGAGTAGTCGATCGTATTGTTAAATGGTGTTTTTAAATAGGCGAACAGTGGCTTTTCTACGTTCATAATATGAACGACTTCATCAATTGAAGACCACTCCGAAACGTCATGCAGTTCTATCTTTTTACCAAGTGAGTTACTGCTGTTTGACTTGAACGCTCTGTTCTGGATCTCGTACACGTTAATCTCTTCGCCCTCTTTATTTTTTGAGGTCGTAAAATGATGGTATTCGAGCCGGTAATAGTACACCTTATCTTTTATAAGTCGATTAATAAAGATACATCCTCTAATATCTCCGTTGTTTGTTTTTTCTGTGATTGCAAAATCCCACGGCATAATATAATTGATCATGTTGTCTGGGTTCATTGAACCGTTTGGTTTTAAAATTATACCACCAACTCCGAGCATATCTTCGACTTTGTCTCTGATAGAAGTGTCAACCATTGCCCTGATGCACTTATTAATAAAATCAGCTCTCTCTGAACCTGTTACGCTCACTGATAAATCCATACATGCTTTCTTTGCTGTGTACTGGCAGAGGAATTTTGCGAAATTTATTGTCCTGATGTCTTTTTTTTCCGGATCAACCCAGAAAGGACTCCCCTTAATGATGTCGTTCCATCTCTGCTGTGAGTTCTCGATCTCCGGAGAAGTGATAAACTCGACATTAAATTCTTTCTCTGCATCTGTTCTAAAAAACTTCATGATCGTCTCCCTTATTTTTTCAAAAAAATTCATTTTTTAATCCTCATAATCGTCACTGTCTTCTTCCTCATCATCATAAAGACCGTCATTCCTTCGGCTGGTCATGATGATCCTGTTCAGTGCATAAATGTTAGCCATGATCGTATCCTCTTCTAAGGTCGGGTAAGCATCCGAGAATGAACCATCTGGAAGCTGCTCATGCTCTGCCTTTGTAAACTCTTTTTCTGTATTCGGGCAACGTTCTGGATCAATGACAATCTTATTGCATCGCTGAAGCCACTCCCAGCAGTAATCCCTTCCTTTTCCGCTTCCCCATCTTTTCTTTGCCCCGATCGCATTGAATCCCCATTCCTGCATCTCTGCTATTCCGTCCGGTCTGGCAGAATCGCATATAATCTCGACATTCATAAATTTCTTTATCTTCCTGGCAAAGGTAGAGTTTTTACATTTTTTAGAATACACTTCGCCAAAAATATAAAGAGTGTCCGTCTCGTAATCGTAATAGTTCTGGCTGAACACCTGTGGGTGTGTGTATCCGAAGTCCAAACCGTGGTTTACTGTGTCAAATGTCATTAACTCCTCATCCGATATTTTTCGGATTTCTAAATTGTCGAAGATGCCGCCGCCTGTTCCAGTGACTTCTCCGAGATAATTATTTTTATAATATAATGGTTTATGAATCCTGAACCACTCCGCACGCTCGAAGAATCGCTTTCCAAGCCATTTCACAGGTACATTATAATAATAACTGTGGCAGATCCGTGTCTGTGGCTTATTTTTACACTCTTCGGTGTACTCGTTCATAAAGTTATTTTTTGACTTCGGAGGATTGAAAATTTTTATGTCAAGTGCTGGTGTATCTGCTCGCAAAAATGTATCCTCTATGTTATCCATCTGCTCCACACCTGCCATCTCGTCGCACTCTTCATGGATCAGCATCTTAACATATCCGAATGGCACGTTGAAAGATTTTAAGCTGATAGGCTTATCAGCTCCCACGAACATTACCATCTGCCCGGTCGGCTTATACACCGCACACATCGGAGACTGCTTAAAGTCCCAGTTATCCAGATCATTACACCGGATCACCACCTTCATAAACTGATTATAAACAGATCCTCTCAAGTCAATCTTATATCGTCTTGTGTATACGATATGCGCCTGAGGATCCTGTCTGATCGTCTCATATGCAAGATTCCCCCAAAAATTGGACTTAATAGAACCACGCCCACCCTTCGATATGATCTCGTGTATGTCTATCTCTCCGGCAAAAGCTTCATGCACTGTCCGGTATATCTCCACAAAGTCGGATGTAATGTCCGTGATCGGGATCGTCCAGAGTGCCGATTTCTCTCGCTTTTCCTTTTCCTCTCGCTCGATCTTCTGCTTTTCTGCTATGGTCAGTGCCTTTTCCAAACCGTCCATTGCCTTAAGCTGATCGGAGAAATCTGGAGAGAATCCGAGACCGTCCACGACTTCGCCCTTTGCGATTTTACTTCTTCGCTCTTGGATGTCAGCAAGGCTCATAATGTCCCGGTGCTGTTCTTTCTCGATGCGATCCATTTTTTCCGCTATATATTCTGTAATGACAGTTTTTGACAGCAGTTTTTGTGCGCTTCGATTCGCTCCATTCTCGCTATAGCCTGCGCTTATGTATGCCTGTGTGGCATTTCCGCCATTCTTTATATACTCGTCTGCAAATGCTTTCTGTTTCGGTGTGAGTTCTCCCTTCATCCGCTCACCGCCTTATAAATATCAATTAAACAGAATATTACTTCCGGGATAGATGACGTTTTAAGAATCTCATAATCTTCTGTTTTCCATTCTTGTCTATTTTTCTTAAAGGTGCACACTGGTGTGAGGATTCTGTAAATTGTGATCATGCGCTTCTGGTCTGCACTGTAAAATTGATTTTGGTTTATTTTTACAATCAGTCCGCGCTGGACAATCGCAGTCTGAAGCTTTTTAACTTTTCCTTTTAAATTTGCCAAGGCGCACACCTCCCATCATTTTACTTATAATTTTATTATAAGATATTTTTTAATAGTTTTTGTTCCATTTTTAGGCATAAAAAAAGCGGCTATATTTCAAGCCGTTTTTTCTCGTTTCTTCGTTTTTCTCTTTCTCGTTTTCTTTTCAGCCTCTCCTCTTCTGACATTTTCTGTTTTCTCGGTTTTCTCTTTTTTCTCTCCGGAAATCCTTCTCGCGCCTTATTTTCTTCGCTCCATTCTAATAAACGCCATCCCTTATACTGAGCACTCCCACTTTTATGCTTTCCGAGCAAATATCTTTTAATGTCTCTTATTCCACCAGAAAAAAGATCCGGTTTAATTGGGCTTATGATATCCTCATTGTCAATTGCCCATTTTTTTAAATTGTTAATTCTGTAAACATCACCTCCTGGCGACTGGATCACCCAGCTTTTCGCATTTGCATTCGTGTCTTTTCTGCCTGTGTTCGGCGATTCTTCATATCCGGCATGTGCTTTTTTTAAAACTTCTTTATTCTGCTCGCTCATTCCGTAAAAATGCCGAAGCTTCGCGGAACACTCTCTACTGCATGTTCTTTCTGTTCCTGATGGCGCAGAGTAAAATTCTTTTCCGCAAATTACACATTTTCTCATGTTTCTTTGTGCTTCTGCTCGGCATTTTACCGAGCAGTATAATTTATTTCGTCCTTTTTCTTTTCCGCAAACCACGCATTTCCCTGGCATTTTTTAATCCTCTAAAAAATAAAGTATATCTTCTGTAATATCTTCGGTTTTATAAGCCTTTGTGTAATCGATCATGTCGAGTTCCTGATCCGGCTGCACATTATAATAAACCTTATAAATTTTATCATCAGTCACCATGTACTGATAAAACTCATCTCCATCCCAGCACTCTGCATTTCCGATGATTCTGATTTTATCGTAATTTTCAACATCGCCGTTTTCAGATTCTACTGTTAATTTCTGTAATGGGAATTTTCTCAATTCTCCATAATTTTCCTCTAACCATTTGTTAAAAAGCTCTGTTCTACTCATTTTTTTATCTCCTTTTTTTAATTAATGCTCTAGGTTTTTACTGGTCAATTTCCGGTAAAAATTCTCCGGTGTGTAATTCTTCCGCAACGATCCTGTACGCTTTTCGGATTGTGCTGGCTCTATTTACCAGATACTCCCAACCCTGCACGTCTTTTTCTTTCCAGTCTCCCATGTACTCGGCTTTCACTTCGTCATCAAGATTAATAAAATCCATGATGTCTGTGTCATGTCTGTTTTCAATTTCTGCGATCATTTTCTGTAATTCCTGATAACATTTTTTTAATTCTTCCATCTTTTTATCCCCCTCTAAGCTCTTTCTCTTAAGTCTTTAACCGTAAAGTTTTTATAAAACTCCTTATATTTTTCAAATGTGTTCTCTTTGCTCCAGTTCTTTTCTGATCCGTTTATGTTTTCAAAATAGTTTTTATCTCTCTCGTATAAAAGATGTAAAAGCTCCTCACGTTTCATTTTTTTTATTTCTGTTTTTGAATAACTGTAAATGTTTCTTGATTCTTCCATCTTTCTTTTCCTCCGTGTGTTGTGTTTTCCTTGTTTCTGATATTATAATACACCATTTCCGGTGTACTGTCAATACCTTTTTACATTATTTTTAAAGTATTTTATTTTTTCTCATTTTCTACATATTTAATAATGTTTCCCGGCTGCATATCCAGAAGTGTACATATCTTCTCTAATGCGATGATCCCGACCATGTCGCCACGCCTTAGCGTCTGGATTGCGTTTTCTCCCAAAAGCTTTTCTTTTCTCAGCCGTGACGTGGTGTATCCGCTTTCTTTCAGCGTTTCTAATACATTTATTTTATAAGTAAGCATTGTTTCGCACCTCTCTTTCCTTTAAGGGAATTATAAATGATTTTATAATCGTTTTCAAGCGATTTACATTATAAATAATGCACAAATATTGTCTATTAATTATGCATTATTTTTGGTGTATTTGTATATTGCAATTACACCGCTTTTAATGTATTATAATATTAACAGGAGGGCAAAAAAAGAATTAACAGAGGTTTGCGGAACTTATGAAAGCGACTGCTCCAGATGTCCGAAGAAAACAGAATGCGATGAGTATAATTCGATATTTGCACAAAATAGCCGAAATGCTCCGCCCTGGAGAGTCCACCGTGGAACGGTCGCCCGGTGCTGACGATGGAAGACCAGAAAGGGAAAACATGAAAAATTTAATTGGAAACAACTTGAAACGGCTTTTTATTTTTATCTTGCGTATTTTGCCAATACAGACTTTTTTATGCGTGCGTGGTATTTTTATCCTATGCGTGATAAGAAATCCGTCTATGCGTGTCATGCGTGCGTTATGCGTGCAGTTTAAAATAATATGCGTGTGTCTATGCGTGCAGTTCTATGCGTGAATCAAAGCATTATGCGTAACTGTCCGTTGCTTTCTTCTTCGTACAAGCTCCGGCTGTTGAGCATCATTAATGCCATTTTCTTTTTTCTGTAAAAATGCGTGCGTGAAATCGGCATAATCCCATAGCGTGCTTCCATTTTGTCATATGAGATATTATTTAAAATTGATTCTGCTATTTTATCGCCCAGGTAATTGTCTATGCGTGTGCATATCTCTATCGTTTCCTCTCTGCTCATTTTAAAAACCTCCCCATGCGTGGCGCCTAAGTTTCTTACAACATTATACCATATATCAGTTCATAAAAACACAATATATTATCTTATTCATGCAACATTATTATATTTTTATTCATTTAATCATTGTTCTTTGATATGTATTTTTTTACCGGCATATTTCAGCCGGCAAAAATCTCAATATTCAGTTTTTATCGCATTCCCGGAATAAGTCAGCGTCTATATATTTCCATCCACCATCATAGATCATGAAATATGTATAATGCTGTGTTCTGACAATGTCATATACCGTAAACTTCTTATTGTCACTGTTTCTGATTACCTCAAACGTAATTCCGCCTATTCGCTCATTTTCTCTCCGCCGCTCTCTGTCGGTCTTAATTTCCTCACAATAGCAGCAACCTTCACAGTCACCATCACAATCTGCATTCGAAATGTCGTCTTCCTCCATATCTTTACGCCACATTTCCATACAATTACAGAATCTCATTGTTTTTACCTCCGTTAAAGTTCAGTTTAGTTATTTTTCTCAAAATAGAAAACAACCGGCTTTTTATTCGGTATCACCAGTCCAAACCTCACAGCATTTTTGTATGTATTACTATCACGCATTAAAGTATCAGGCATAGCAGCAACCATTTTCCGAAAACCTTCCAGTGTAGATCTACTCTTATAATGATTGCAGCTTCGGCAAGCAGGAAGCATATTGTCAACCGTGTCTGTTCCCTGTTCGCTCCAACCATTCAGAGGTATTACATGATCCACCTGCATATCTTTGTATTCCAAGCTGCATCCGCAATAAGCGCAATGTCCATCGCATTTCTGATATATTGTCATTCTAATGCTTTTTGGTATTGCCTTTCTCTTATTCACCATCATATCTACCTCATGTTCAGTTTAAAGAAACAATATGACCATCCAAAACACAGTAACAAGATGGCTCTATCTCTTCCTGTTCTATCCACGCTTTGACGGTTTCATCGATCATCCTCGCAAGTTCCAGTTCCTGTTCAACAGAAACTCCAAAATTTTCTGCTGCTTCCCCCACATCTTCAGACAGATTTTCTTTGATGGAATCAATAATTTCTTCCTCGCAACTATTCCATCTAAATACCGGCTTTGTACATGTTCCGATATAAATTTCACTCTTACACGGATAGCTTTCTTTTGCATCTTCTAGTGCATCCTGTTCGGTGTTGAATTCCCCATAATAAAGTTCTCCGTCATTGCTATGACAATATTTACTCATGTTTATACCTCCACTAAAATTTAATTTAACTACGCAAACCGGAGCTGTCCGGTCTGCTCTGCTTCCATCCTCATGTTCGGTGTTCGTTCCGCAATACACAGTTCTGGCAGATTGGCTCTAACCAATGCTGCTGGTATCGGTGGACACACTGCATTTCCGCATCTTCTGACCTGCTCACTTCTCGGATATGTCTTTCCTGTGTAGTCATGGTCGATTATGTAATCGTCTGGGAATCCCTGGCATCCGTAAAGTTCTTTCGGCTCAAGCATCCTCAATCCTATGTCCACAATCTGGTAATCTACACCCTCAATAGTCACAAGTCCAAATCTATCTCTGGATGTAACTGTATCAAGAGGTTCCTCAATGTCCTGTCCGGTTCCCTGCCCATAATATTTAATTAAAAATGCTCTTACTTCTCCGAAGTGACCATCCCCAGCGGTTATTGTTGGTATAGGATCACGTAAATCTCGCCCATCACAATGGTTATTCATCTGGATAAGATTTGCCGTAACTACACTGTTATGATCCCACGCTGTTACTGTAGGTAGCGGATTTTCTAATGTATCGCCTGCGCCTTTATATCCACCATCGTAGTACTTTTGCAGGAATGATGCGACCAGTCCATATCTGTTTGAGCTGTCCACTGTCATGATCGGATCTTCTATAGTCTGTCCTCTTACTCCATCTTTTGAGGTTTCTGAATGGTACTGGATCAACGTAGGACTTATCAGGCAATGCTCATTTTTACTCACAATGGTTGTAAGCGGCTCCCGGACATCTTTGCTCCGGTCTTTTGTAAAACCTGTCTGTCCGATCTGCACCATATATGGCTCTACAATCCCATACCCATATTTTCCGGTTATAGTCGGCATCGGCTCTCGAATGTCGTTCGGTCTACGCTCACCACCATGATTGCACTGAATGATAAAAGGCTCTGGATTATCCAGAATGAATTTTTTAAATCCCCTTGCTATCCTATCCATCGTCTTTTGTGCCAGCGGTCTCACTGCCCGGATTCCGTATTTTTCTTTTATTTCTTCTGAAGTATCGAAGATACTCGGACATGGCAAGGAAAAATCTAACTGTGTGTATGCTCCAACATATGGTTTGAGCAATCCTTTCTTGACTTCTTCACTGTCTGCCGGTGCGTGTGTCGGCTCTGGCCAGACAATCGTCTTGCCGTCACACCTGGCGATCATGAAAAATCTCTTTCGCATGGTAGGTGCTCCGTAGTCAGCGGCAATCAGCTCCCGAAATTCCACTTTGTATCCCATATCAGTAAGCTGCTGCACAAATTTTTCAAAAGTCTTACCCTGCTTGCTCTTAATTGGATGATGCCGCCTGTTTAACGGTCCCCATGTCTTAAATTCCTCTACATTCTCAAGCATGATAACCCTTGGTCTTACAAGCCCCGCCCATCTTAAGGCTACCCATGCAAGACCTCTGATATTTTTATCTTTTGGTTTTCCACCCTTTGCCTTGCTGAAATGCTTGCAATCTGGGGAAAACCAGGCAAGTCCAACCGGATGCCCATTGCAAGTCTTGACAGGATCAACCGCCCACACATTTTCGCAGTAATGCTCTGTATTTGGGTGATTAGCTTTGTGCATCTTAATAGCTTCTGGATCATGATTGATTGCGATATCAACACTGTATCCGGTTGCCATTTCTATACCAGTGGAAGCGCCGCCCCCACCAGCAAAATTGTCAACTATCAATTCTCCATGTATCATTTTCTTCAAAAGGAACCCGATATATCGTTACCCCGGCCGGAGGTTCGGCTCCTTTCTACATAAAATCTTCTAACCTCATTTGTCCTTTACAATTACCACCAATCGTGGATGGATCCCAGCCAACTCCAATGTAGTCTAAGACTTTTGCCCATCCATAATCGTTGCCTTTTGCATCCTTACACATATGAAACATCAGATAATCCCACTCTTTTGGGTTACTCTCATATAGTAAATCGAATCGATTCGGTCGTTTCTCCATGTGGATTCCAAAACCGCACATGCTGCATCCGGTACGTTGTGCCTTAGTTGTGTAGAGCGTCCCATCTGGCTTTTTCTCAATAGTTCCATAAATCTCTGGAATGATGCTGTCAGGCATTTCAAAACTTTGAGATAATCTTCCTTCTTTCAAAAGTCTTTCATGATATTTTTCTTTCAGTCCACCTTTCCACATCTGATCCATCTCTAAGGCAAGCGCTAAAATATCCTGTCGATGGAATATAGCAAATGGTGCTGATCTGATCGTGGATGCTCCAAAATAATTGCAACCATTCATCCGCAGGCTCTTGGCACGTCTGCCACCTTCGGATGCCATCAGTCCCAGATATGGCACACTGTTATGCTCTTTTCCCCAGTCATAACAGTTCTTTTCTTTGAGGTAATAGCAGCATTTAGCAGATACAAGGAAGTCTGGCTTCTGGAAATCACACCCTTCATTTTCGTTTTCATATCCACCGAACAGCTTTAACCATCTCTGTTTTAGCTGCATTTTAGAGTTTTTCTGCCATCCGCCATATTCTCCTGTTTCTCCGGTTATAATCGCATGACGGACTGTCTTATTCTTCTCGCTCGGATTTTGCAAAAGTTCTATCTTCCCGGCAATCTCTTTTGAAATGACTGGAAAGCCAAACTCCTGTATAACTCTTGCTTTTGTCCAATAAGTACCATCCTCTCTTTTCAGCGGCGGCACATTGATGATTCCCAGTGCTTTATGTACTCTCTGAATACTCTTATCTTCCAGTGTAGATGCACTGACTCCTGGTGCATCAATTCCGCATACCTCATGTAAAAACAGGTATAAGATTATACTGTCAAGTCCACCGACCGAAACATGGTAGTTGAGCAATCTTCCATCACATTCATTTGCGAACTCTTCTGCTCTGATCTGTGCATATTTTCTTTTATATTCATATGGCTGCTTTTCTTTCTGCATAAAAGATGCTATCTTCTCATATGCTCCGATCCGCTCCATTCTTTCCTGTACTGATTCCATTATCTTTTGGAGTAAAGAGCTCTTTCACGCTGGCCAGCAAACCTCTCACTCCTTTCGATTTAGTTTAAAATTTCATCTAAACAAGCATTCCATCCTGCTTTGTATGATGGTTCAATCCTGTCCGGCTGTGGATATTTTCCGCACACTTTCATTTTCTCTGGCAGTTCCTGAAGCGGACATTTCTCATGCCGCGTCTCCGTAAATCTGTTTTGAGACAATCTCGAAGCTCCACCATTCAGCACATTCATAAGCTGACACTTCTTAGTGCCTTGAAACTCATATAAAAATTTACATTTGCTACACGATTCTGGCATATCCATAACTAAAATTGCTTTATCCATCTATTCCACCGCCTTTCACAATTTCGATTGCATGCTCATAACTTCTTGCTTTCTCTTTTCCCAAATTCCTGTTGTATGCATTCTCCCAAAACTTTCTCTCATTTTCCAACTGCTCCACAACCTTGTCCGTGTCATATGCAGTCGGCTGCTGGTCAATCTTCTGTGCCAATGCATAAAACATATCCTCACTACTTGTCTGTGTAAGAAGAATATCCATAAACCATTGTTGATATAATTCTTGCTTTAATGTCTCCGCATCAATCAGTCTTCCCATCGTTCGCCCTCCTGTTCCAATCTGTAGTTGCTTTCGTTCGCTCGTCTTTCCCTGTTCTGATGTCTCCGTCCTGATCCATATACATCTCACATTCATAGCTTTTTGGAAGTTCTGTTCCGCATTTCATACATCTGATTTTGAACATTACCACAACAGCCGAATGTGATGACTTATTTGTAATGTTAAAGAACATTGCGTTTCCACCGCAAAACGGACATGGCTTAAGTCTTTCACTCATTCTTCATCACCCCAATCAATTTTTCTTAAACAATTTGGACATCCATAAGGTTCTTCTACTTGATGCCCACAATCTGGACAATAACCAACATGTTCTTTATGTTTCTGGTATCCAAAATAACTATTCGTTACATGCATTGGTTTCTTTGCTGTCTGCTTCTCCATCGCCGCCCGGCATTCTTCCGGCGTGCCGATTGTGCGGTACTGCTTCAGCTCTTCCAACCATTCAGCAAGTTGCTCATGTTCGCTTGCACATATAGTATTGCCATATGTAATGGCTTCTTTATCAACCGATTCTGGAATATACGCATTATCTTCGATTAGTCTTGCTGACATCTTTTGGCATTCAGCTACTTCTCTTGCGTGTGATATAGCTTCATCAATTGTCATAGTCACACCTACAACAATTCCGGGTTGTCAATTGCATTTCCAACCACAGAACATTCATCATCTAAAACCTCATAGCTTTCAGCAGATAATCTGTTTGTCACTTGGAAGGAAATCGTTTCATCATCCCATACGACTTTACCTATGCAATCTGCTTCTGATTGACCGTTATCTGTGCTGTATGTGTCCCAATAAGCAACAATGTCATTCTCATAGATCAGCTTGCCATTCTTGTCCTTACGTCCGGTGCACCGGCAGACGGTGGACGGGTCTGCTTCGACCATGTTCGGGATATCATTGGTCATTCCCCATAGGATATATCTTCTCTCCCAGATACCATAGAGATATCCCTGCACCCATTTGCCGTTATCTTTCCGCTTTCCACGGAATAAATATCTATTCTCCATCCTTTTCCTCCATTTCTTTCAGCTTGGCTTCGGCTTCCTCACGGGTAAAGAATACCGATTTATTAATTTCGCAAATGCTGCAATGTTTAGCTACGCTTTCACGTATGTAGTACGCCTTATCACTGCAATTCTCGCAAAATCCTCTAACACACATTCCAGACCGATTACTTTTGTTTTTTCCGCAACAATACTCGATGGAATACACTGGTGCATCTTCACTGATTGGCAACCGCAGAAGTAATCCCTGCTCTTCGGCATCCTCATAGTCAGCTAATTTTTCTGCGGCTGATATATAGTCATGTTGCTTTACCCATACACCAGATTCTCCATCTGGAACATTATCGATTCTTTCTGTTAATCTCTCCATGCTATCCCTCACTTTCTGCCTTAAGCCAATCCAAAACACATGATTTGCAAGCCTCTTCAGGATGAGAACATTCCTCTACGCCCATGTGTTCTATGCAACTTCCAAATAATACTTCTGCCAGCTCCTCGTCCGTCATGCTCCTGATCCGGTCGGCGTTGGTCTGTGGCTTTTCTGCAGGTGTGTCTTTCTCATCTGCTTCATAGCGTTCCGGCAATCCATGTTTCTCGGCATTTTCATATGTAGCAAGTTTTTCAATTGCTTTTATGGTGCTATCTATGATTCCATTTGCCATACAAGTTTTTGTGATATCGCCAAAATGCATTCTTAGCAGTTCAAGGTTCTGTATCATTTCTTCTATGCGCTCCATGCTATCCCTCTCTTTCTACATTCAGCCTTGGCTCTGTCTAAAATCTGCTGAAAATACCACTCTAATTGTTCCTTGTCCCCTTCTTTTTCGATCAAAACAGCGGCATCGTTCCAAGTCGAATCCGTCAAATTGATTCCTCCGGTAATATAGATATCATCGATCCTGTAAAATTTAAAATGCGACTCTTCTACCGGATAGACATTTATACGATAAGTGCCCATGATATCTTCCATTTCTTCTAATCTTTTTTTTCTATCGATCGCCGTCTCTCCATAATATGAATTGTTATATTTTTTCATCGGCGGCATTCCTACAACCATATCTGTATTGGTATCCATTAAGGTGTTCAGAAAATTCAATACCATAGATTCTCGCGTTTTAAGCTCTCCTAAACAATTTTTAAATTTTTTGTCAGAAAATGATAAACCATATGTAGCGATCTCTACTCTTATATCTTCTGGCGGTTTTTCTCTGAGTTTGTCATATAACACGTCATTTAAAAAACTCATCAATTCTACTGAATTTAAAAAAATCATATTTCTACCTCACTAAATCTATTGTTTTAACAGATATCCCTTTAAATTTCCCGGTGCGACAATACTCTGCGGTATCAAAAAAACAAATGCATCCATCGTCTTTTCCGGTATCTTCACTTCCTACAAGTGCTATGCTTACACCGTTTCTTATCAGTGTATTTTTTAACAACATCAATGCCGCTCCTATCTCCTGCTTGGTTTCATCTGTCATTTCAACTTCACCTTTCTCTTTCTGCCTTTCTTCTCAAACTTATCGCACATCCCAACCGGGCACTCACGCCTTAATCTGGTCTGTAAATAATATCCACACATGATTTCTGTCTGACTGTGTTTATAAGAGTAAATACATTTCCGGCAGTATTTTACGCTTGTCTTGGTCATCTCTCACATTGGCATCACTCCGCTATATCTAAATCACATTCCTGCTTGAAATATTTCACAACATGGTCGTCGTTCATTCCCTCTACATAGTTCTTGGAAAAATCCAGCATCCTGTTCCACCATTCACGAATCAATTCGCCACTGAATTTGTAATTGTAATGCAGTGTATAAACTGCAATCACCAAATAACACTCAATGCCGTCATTCATGTTCGAAATTACGGATTTAATCTGGTTCTGCTTAGGATTCTTGCCATACATATGAATCTTGGCTCTGTACGGAAAATTCCTTGCTTCTTTCTCACAATCAAACCCAATGTTTTTTATAAATCTTTCTTCCTCTGCTCTAATGGTGGATACATTTTTTATTTTCTCGTTATTCTTCCGAAGAATTTCGTTGTAATTCTTTAGCTTCTGTTTTGAGAAATCTATGTCATAGTACAGAACATAAAAGCATGACATCTGCATTGATTTGAATGTCTGCCAAAAACAATTGTCAGATTCGCTTATATGTCTGGCTATGCGCTGCATTGTGAATTTATCCTCATAATTTTTCGGTTCAAGCTTTCTTGTCTTTTTTCTCAATGCATTGCTCATGTTTTTCCTCCTGTTATCACTTTTTCAATGATTTCCTCCTGCATCCGCTCTGCGATATGATCCCGGACTGATTCTTCCGGGAATGCGATCTGATATGTCCGCTCCTTGATCCGGTTCGTGATCCGGTCATCGTAGGATAGTTTGTCCAGCGGATCATTACTCGTGAAAATCGTTACCTTCTGGTTTATGTACCGCTCATTGATGATCTGATACATTTTGTCATTTATCCAGTCCGCTGGTCTCTCCACTCCGAAATCATCAATTACAAGAATGTCTGTGGTGTAAAGTGCGTCTAAAAGCTGGTTCTCACTGTATTCTGTATCTCTCCGCCATGTATTCTTAATCTCTTGCAGGATGGTCAGTGACACTGCAAACTTCACTGCATAGTTTTTCATCAGCTCATTTGCAATCCCGGCAGCGATCCTCGTCTTACCGCTTCCCTTTGTCCTCGACCAGATATACAGTCCCATGCCTCTTTCCTTCTGGCTCTCAAAATCATCCAGATAGGTTTTTATGATTTTACAGGCATCTGACACCATCTTTTTACTTTCCTGCTTCCTGTACACATCCATTCGAAACGATCTCAGATCCATCCCACGGAATGCCTCCGGTATATCTGCGAATCGCAACCGCCTTGACATGACCGCTTTCTCACGGCATTTACACGGTACTGCTATTTCAACTCCGTCTTTTATTTTAAAGATCCACTCCCTGCCTTCGCAAATTGGACACACATCAGAATCCCTGGAAGTCTCCGGTGTCTCCGCGTTCCTGCATGAGTTCGTTGAGTGATTTTTCATGCGTTCCAGTATCTCTTCCAACTGATCCATCGTTCTCTCCTTTCAGATACTGCATAAACAAATTCTCTTTCAAGAAATTCTCTGCATTTTTAATATAGCGATCAGGTGTCCTTTTCTTTTGGCAATCAACAGCGTAATTTTGTGCAGCCACTATCAGATCATCTTCCGGTACACCAGCCAGTACCACATTGCAGTATTCTGTTTCAGCAAGACAACCAGTACACCGTTTCGGATATGCTGCGGCAAACTCTCCGAATTTTTCCAAGGGGGATATAGGGGGTGTGTTTCTTCCCTTCTTTCCTTCTTTCTTTTCTTCTATTGTTGTCGTTAGTTTGTCGTTAGTTTGTCGCTTGCTTGTCGCTTGCTTGTCGTTCTGCTTGTCTGTTGTCTGGTATAAATCGTATTTAACTACTGCAAATACGCTAAATTTGTTTGTCGTTTTGCTTGTCACTTCGCCTGTCTTTTTCAAATGCGAAATTGCTGTGCGAATTTCACGGTCTGTAAGCCCTGTTTCGCCCGACAGTTTCCCGATGGACGAGACAAACGATCCACGTGGAATCGTTGTCCCTTTGAAATTTCCATCCTTCCAATTGGCTTTCAGCAACATATGGATAAACAGCCGGGTTGTATTAATGTCTGTGTACCACTCCCACTCCAGAAGTCCACGGCTCAGTTTTATGTAGTTGCCATCCACCAGATCACCCCGTTTCCAAGTCATTAAGCAAGTCTCTCAATTTCATTTTTGCCTGTTCCGGCGTAAGTTCTGTGATTGTGACCTCAATTCTCGGATTATCCTTATCTACAGAAACATCATGATAAAAATGAGGGATGCATCTGCGGTTATCTTCTTGCAGCACCTTTGTTTTTGTGAGACTGTCCTGAATGAACTTTGTTGCGCAGGAGAGAATGTTGTCCCCATCTCTCCTGTTGTCTTTTTCAAAACAGTGGTAATAGATCAGTACCGGCTTTTCGATATGTACACCATGGAGCTGCTGTCTGATACACCACATGATGTGATTCTCATTATCATTTTTTACCTTTCCGCCCTTATATGGGTTGGTGCGATTTGCTGCGGTGTAATTGTTCAAGCCTTCCAAACGCCCCGGAACTGTAAATTTATACTCCATCGGCACCGTCCTCCATTCTGATCTGCGCATTGCAATCATTAATCTGCTCTGCTAAATATGCCGGAAGAGTGTAGCAATCAACAAATTCGTGTGCATCGGCAAGATCCTTGCGTTTCAGTGCCTTGTAGCTTTTCATTTTTCCTTCATCGTCATAAATGCCAAACTCACGTTTTAACTGATTGTAAATGTCGCTGAACACTTTTTTATGTACTTTACTATCCCTGTAAGCTTCTGATTTCTTACCGCCGAGCATTTCCACTGCCTTTCGTCTGACATGTGCAGAAAGTTCGTCTGATTCTGCACCGAACAATGGCATATCGTTTTCAATGGAATATACTTTCTGCTCCACGGTCTCAACCTTATGTTCCAACTCCACCGTTCCCTGCGCTAATAATGCGATCTGTTCTAATGCTGTGCGTGGTTTCTGAATAGCATCTTCCATTTCATGGAAACGATTAATATACTTTGCTGTGAACTCTGTTCCTTTTACGCCTGTCAGCTTATGGGCAATAAATTCGCAGCCCTTTTTCGTGACAAGATAACAAGGTTTCTGCCGATTTGACTTATCTGTATACTCTGAACCCGTAAAAAAATCGGTGTGGGGAATTTTTCCCTCACCAAATTGTAATATGTATCGTCTAATATCTTTCATTAAATCGTTGTGTGGTTTTCCAACCATCTCCGCAACCTCGATGGATGTAATTGTTTTCTGTTCTAAATTCATTTAAAACTCCTTTCTCCCGGCACCATGGAAAGCACCGGGAAACCATGGCTTTCAATAATTCGTGATATATTATTTTCTGCATGAATAGGTTTCTTTCTGCCGACCGGCAAGGTGTTCCAACCCTATAACCACGACTTTCCAAAAATATCTCTGAAATCTTCTCTTGTTCCGTAATGAGATTCAAAATATTCCTGCGCCATAGTTTTTAATTTCAAATCAATTTCTTTTGCATTGGCGCCTCTCTGCGCTCCGTTAGGATGCAGATCAGGTCTGAGCGGAATAACAAAACCATACTTTTCACTGTTTTTACGGTTTGAACTTCCAAAGATATGATGTCTTTCCACCGGATATGTTCCGGTAAAATAACAGTGATCCATATCATCCGTGAACACGCTCCAAAGCTTTTTACTCATGTTCCCCACTCCTGCTTCATACGTTCCAATTCATCCGGTGTAGCTGTCTCAATGCCAAGTTCCTTTGCTTCTTCAACAATCCGGTCTATAAAGTGGCTCATTTCGACAGTATCGTATTCGCTAGATCCTTTGATCATCAGATACGAAGCAAATTTCCCATTGTCTTTAATATATTTCCAATGACCATCAACCTTTGACATGTCAACTGATTTTTTTACTGTAATCGTGATATATCCGTCTTCATCTTCATAGAACGCTCCGTATTTCTGCAACATTTCCTCATAGACTTCATCCTTGCTGGAATAGATGTCTTTGCTATTGGCAATCTTTGTCATGAGCACCCATGCATAAGCATTAGCATCAAGACTTCTTTTCTGACGATACTTAACTGCCTTAATCTGCAATAAATCATCCGGTTTTAAATGCTCGATCTGCTTTGCTGCTGATGCGTCAACCTCAAATGTAAGGATGATGCCTTGTCCATTGAATGTACGGCTCGCTCCGGTGAGTTTTCCTGTAGTATCCATAAGCTACTCTTCTTTCTTTTTCTTATACCAGCACTTAACCTGTTCAATGATCTTAGCAGCCATTTCACTTGATAAATCTGAAGTCTTTTCAAAATGATATTTTTCTTTCAGCGTTTTCCAGATATCATTGGATGTAGCATTCTCACACATATCAGAATACGCACTTACAAAATCTGTCATTGTCCTAAGCTGTTCTACGGTTGCTGGAACAAAATCATTCTTTGGTTCTACCGTATGGCTTTCTGAATCTGGATCCTGCATCTCTTCGGTAGGAATACAGAACACCTGAAAACAAGCATATTTAAAAGCAATCGCCATAGCTTTATTCGTTGCCTTATCTCCGGAATCCATGCCCTCACCGATTGTTACCGCCGTGATACTGCTTCCATCTTCCGCATAAAAGGTATATTTAATCTTGCAGACGGAATAGATCAGCGTTGCACCTTTTATGGATTTTCTTTCTTCTCTGGTCTGTTCTAAGACCTCTGGAACGATAAATATATGATTGTTGACCAATGCAGGATTGATTGCATTCATCACCGCATCAATTCCGCGGTATTTAAACCCCTGCGTCTTATTCACATCATTTTTTCCAACCGCACCGATTTCTTCCATGCACTTTGATATTGCCTGGTATATGTTCATCTGTTTTGCTGTCTCTGCCATTATCGTAATCTCCTATACTTAATTTCTAAGCTGCGCATCTGTGCTTCCAACTGCACGATCTGGAACGGATCAGCAACAACCTCATAAGTAACTACGTTGTTTGCTGGCTTCGGTTCTACAAATTTTTCTTCCGGTACATTATCTGTAATTGGTGTTTCGTTCACTGCAATATCCGGTTCTGAATTTTTCTCGGACTCATTACGTGCTTCCTCTTCTGCTTTTCTTTTGGCTTCCTCTTCCTGCCTACGCAAAATCTCTTCTTTCTGTTTCTGATACTGATTCATGACCTCAATAGCATCTGATAATTCTAAGGTTGCCTTGTATTTCTCAATCCCCTTATCCTCAAACTCTGATCCCATGCTACGGATAATACCGAGGTCTTTTTCTACATGATCCACTCGCTCTGCAATGGCTTCTGTGATTGCTTTCTTTGTAGTGGTGGCATTCTCCCACTTGCTATCATAAATTCTCTGTAACGGAAGATATCCGCTCGCTTCCACATGCTCTGCCATGATCTCCGTATAGATTTCAGAAATCAGCGATTTCTTTTCTTCCACACGCCTACGCTCAAATTCTTCCACCTGATTATTAATAAAATTAATTGGTTCATCAATCAGATTGTCCAGTTCCTTTACCTGCGCTTCAAAATTTGTGTAGGGAATAATAAAAGATTTCTTCACTTCCAGCTTTTTATCGTTAACTGATTTTTTCAGTTTTCTAAGACTTGCAATTGTTTTTTTGGCTTCTGTCTTGGATTCCTCCGTGAAAATCATATTTTTATAAATTTCCAGCTCGGAATTAAGTTTTTCCTTAATCTCCTCAAAATTAAAACCAATAACACCATTTTTCTGCTCAACATTTACTCTGATTTCTTCCATCTTTCTTTTATCCTCTCTTCCTCTGATTCAATATCTGCCATCTCTTCACGTCTGGCTTGTTTCTCATATAATCTGTGGCGGCGTTCTCTGTCCCTCTCGTACTATTCGAGCATATCGAGACTGTCCGGTATGTAATCACTGTACATTTCCTACCTCCACGGACTTAAACACGGTACCTGACCATTTCCTCTTTCTGGTCGTCTCCAATAATGATTTCCAGAACATTTTTGTCTAAGGTAAATATTCCACGAATATCTCCGTCTGCCGTAAGTCTTACACTTCCATCTTCCAGACCAAGGTTTTCAAGTAATGCCGATAAATCCTTAAGTCCGTCAATTAACTTTCCGGCATCCGTTCTGCATAATCTAGTTGCTGGCATTTAAAAATTCCTCCATTTCCATCTGTCTGAAATCTGTAGATAAAACCATGAATCTGACCGCTTTCTCACGCTGTTGATTCATGTACTGCTCGTCCCGGCATTCTTCACACATGTTTCCTTCACCGGGATCTAAACTGCATCCACAGATTCTGCATTTTCTGTAAATCATAAAATCACGCTTTCCAAAAATTTAACTACGTGTTACAATAAACGCAGAAATACTTTTGTATTCCTACGGTTAAATAGCATCTGTACTCGCCAAAGTTATCAGGGTGCTATTTTTTTGTCCTCAAATTCCCCAAGGAACTCAACATCAGCGTCAAGCTTGTCCTTCCGGCGGATCATGTAAAAGTATGCTTTCCGCTTTTCTTCCCGGCGTTTCTCCACATCCAAGATCACAACTCCGATAAGTGCAATCACCGCACCGAGTACCATTTCAATCAGCAGAAAAACATAATACATTCCATCCGCATCAAGCATTCCACCCAGAAACATGATTCCAAGCCCTATCGCTATAAAAACTTTTGCTACATTTTTCATGATGCCTTGTCCTTGACCACAAGCTTAATTCCTTCCTGTCTTTCGTAAATCTCTAACAGAATGTCCATGATCTTGGATTTCCTCTCTGGTGTAATTTCCATGTCTGCTTTGTTCATAGGAATCTCCTTTCTCATTATTTAACGCTCCCACACATGGCAATCTGCTTGTCAACTTCCGACTGTTTCTTTGAGATTGCCATACCATCCGCAACACCGAGAATATAGTTGAAGTTTTCTTTGTCCAGCTGTGATACTGTTTCAGCTAGTCTTGCAAGGGATTCTTTCTGTTTTTCGCTCATCTGCTCACTTCCTTTCTTGTTTTGTACTTTGTACATTATTAATATAGCACTATGTACATATTTTTGTCAATACTTTTTTTGTACAAAGTACAATTTTTTTATTTACTTTTTTAACATGTTGTAGTATATTATTAATAGGAGGTGAGAAAATGCAGAACCGATTAAAGCAAATAAGAAAAAAATTAGGTTGCAACCAGAATGAATTTGCAGAAAAACTCGGTATATCAGTTTCCAATATATCTAGCTATGAAGCAGGAAGAAGAAATCCGTCTGATGCTGTTATAAATCTGATATGCGAAAAATTTAGCGTCAATAAGGAATGGCTAGAGACCGGAAAAGGCGAAATGTTCATTCAAAAGACCGAGAATGAAAAGATAGCTGAATTTCTTGCAGATGTACTGAAAGCCGGGGAAAAAGACCAGCGGTACAGATTCATAGCCGCTATCTCAGAACTGGATGAAAACGACTGGAACACAATCCAGAAGCTGGCAGAAAAGCTTGTGAAGAAGTAAAAAGAAAGACAAGGGCAATGCGCAAACCCTTGTCTTTTTCTTTTATCTTAAAAACCTCTTTATAAATGCATATATGGTTCGGAGATCATCCTCGTCCATGCACTTCTCTATTAATTCTATTATTTTTTCTTTAAACTCTCCCATATCCAATACCACCTTTCTATTTGATACATAAAGTATACGAACGTATGTTCGAAAAGTCAATAACGCATCCATTTGTTTTTATCCTAAACTTTCATTTTGCAAAAAAATGTCATAAAAAAATGACAAAAATGTATTGTTTTATAATCATTTTGCTTTATAATTGTAGTATCAAAAGAAAGGGGAGTTCAAAATCATGAACGAATCAAAAGATACTAAAGTATGTAAACACTGTCAATCGGAGATTCCTAAGAAAGCAAAGATATGTCCAGTATGCAAAAAGAAACAAGGTTTACCGAAATGGGCGATTGTTTTAATTGTGATCCTGGTTCTTGCAGCTATCGGTTCTGCTTCTGGTGGAAATTCCGACAATTCAGAAACTACTACCACTTCACAATCATCAAGCACAAACGAAACTCAAAATTCGACACCAGAGGTAAAGGAAGTTGAGACCGAATCAGAGCCAGAAATTGAATATACTGCGGTTGATGTAAGCACCATGATGGATGATTTGAAAAACAATTCAATGAAAGCAGAAGATACTTACAATGACAAATACTTAGAAATTACTGGTCGATTAGATGTTATTGACAGCAACGGTAAGTATATCGGGGTATTCTCTCAGACAGACAAATTTGCAATTGTTGGTGTCCAATGCTATATAAAAGATGATGATGTAAAAGCAAAGGTAATGGAAATGTCCAAAGACGATACTATAACGCTCAAAGTTCATATTAAAAACGTTGGGGAAGTTATGGGGTACTCCGCAGATATTATAGAAATAGAATAGTATACAGTCCCTCTAGTAAATGAGGGACTTTTTTTAAGGGAGTTAAAAATGAACATAGCAATTTATCCAAGGAAATCAAAAAAAGATGATAATTCAGAATCAATGGAACAGCAAATAGACGATTGTAAAAAGTACATTGATAAAACTTACCATAATGCAAATATAATCGTTTATTCTGGCGATTATGCGATCACAGGGCATAGCACGGCAAAAAGAAAGGACTTTCAGCGCATGATGGATGATGTCAGAGCAGGAAGAATCAATGCAGTTGTCATTATGAGATACGATCGTATAGCAAGAAATATGAGAGATTTCTGTAACCTCTATCACGACATGGAAAGCGCAGGATGCAACTTAATATCAGTGAGTCAGCAGATCGATACTTCCACGCCATACGGAAAGAACTTCATGTACCAGATGGCAAACATGGCAGAATTAGAATGGGCGGTTATATCTGAGCGATACAAAGACACCGCAGCTTATAAAATCCGTGAAGGGAAAGCTTACACTGGCAGAGTGCCCATAGGATTTAAAATAGAGAAAATAGATGGTGTAAAGAAAGTCGTACATGATAATGAGGAACAGACAAGGGCTATCTTTGATTATTTATTAGCAACCAAAAGCAAGCGCGGCACTGTTTTATGGGTACGTGAAAATTTGATTCCAGACTTCACACGTCACAAATTAGACACAATGATAAATTCAGATTTATATATTGGTAAAGTAAGGGAAAATGAAAATTTCTGCGAACCTTATTTTACCAAAGAGCAAATGGAAGAAATAAGAAGTGTCAATCAGATAAAATACGCTCCGTCCGGTCATATATATCTATTCAGTGGGTTATTCCGCTGTCCTATATGCGGCAGGAAAATGGCAAGTTTTTATAGCATAGACAGGAAGACCAAAAAGCACAGGCAATATCAAAGATGCTGGTTTGGTGGAAATGAGAAATTGCACAAAACAAAATTAGTGTCAGAAGCAAAAACAGAAAAATATCTTCTTGAAAATCTTGATGCAGCATTAAAAAATCTTGAATTTGATGTAAAAAAAGAAGCAGGTAAACCAAAGCGCAATTTGAATAAGAAACTTAATGATGCAATAGCGGAGCGTGACAGACTGAATTACCTTTTTGAAAAAGGAAGAATTGATATTCCAGAATACGAAAAGAAATACAGTGTCTTATCAGAAAAAATAAACTCCATAAATGAGGAGTTGTCAAACAACAAAGTTGTAAGGATTGAGGAATTTAAGAAGCAGATACCGGAAGACTGGAAAGTCCTTTACGAACAACTAGATCCAAAAGGAAAACAAGAGTTTTGGCATAGAATAATAAAAGAAATTTATTTGAATGAAGCCTTTGAAATTACTGGCTTTATATTTTATATCTAGGACTTGTACTAAGCAACTATTTCCTAGCGGTTAACATTAATTAGTACAAGTCTATTAAAAATGGCGATTAGAAATTCTAACCGCCATTTATTTTACGCTTTTACAATCGCAGCGTCAAATCCTGCTGCTTTCAATTTTTCCTGCAAGGAAATAGCATTTGCTTTGTTGCGATACGCTCCGACCTGTACACGATAAATAGAATCTTTATCACCTACGCTTGTCTCTGATCCAGAAGTTGCAGCATCGTCATCAGATGTGTTATTGGATGGTTCAATGTACTGCTGTCCGGTAATTCCGTAAACAATTGCACTTGCCATGCTCTTAAAGTCATACAGTGCTACATCGTCTTTATCATCCACGAAGCAACATTCAATCAGCATCGCAGGTGCTTTTGTGTGATTGAGCACGTAAAGCTTTTTGTTAATCTTCACACCACGATTTTTAAATCCAAGTGCTGCAATTGCTTTCACAATTTTCTCTGCAAATGGTTTTGCTTTGCTATTATCACTATAAATATATGCTTCTACACCTGTTGTCCGTCCGTTTCCAGACATATCCTTCGCACCTGCATTGAAGTGAATGGACACATCAAGATCTGCCGCATGAGCATTGCATTTTCCTACGATGTTGCAAAGCACATTGTTTGCGCTTGTCCCGTTCTCTACAGTGCAGTCATACACTGTATGTCCGAGGCCTTTCAACTGTCTGATAACCTCATTTTTTACATTTCTTGCTTCTGTGGATTCACGGATGATTCCGATAGCTCCACATGCTACTTTTCCGTCCGGGTTGTGTCCTGCATGTACGTTAATAACCATTCTTTTATTCCTCCTTCTTTTCAATATACTGCTTAAATAACTGGTGCAGTCCTGTGCTTGCCAGACCGCTGAATAATCCACTTAATAAAATAGGTGCTGTAACTGTCCATCTGTTAATCCAAATGGCTAAAAGCACACCTAATACCGCACAAATGGTAGGGATGTATTTATTATCAACATCCTTGATCCACTTCTTTACGACATAGCCTACACAAAGGCAAATGCCTACGATCACAGGCACCATAAATTCTGTTAAAAATCCCAAATCTGTCATGTTTAAATCCTCTCTTTCTGCTTCAAATGAAGCTCTTCAATTTCGTGTTTCATCTTTGTGACCATTCCATTGCCGCCCAACGCATGATAGGCATTGTACATTTCCATAAAATTCTGGTAGGCATAGGATGGAATTTCTTTGAGAGCCATGTATTTATCATGGTACTCAATCAGTTGTACTCGAAGCAAAAGCATCGTTCCTCTGCTATTCGCATCTCTGTCTGACTTCTGGTTTTTCAAAAGCCACACTATGTATCCCATAAATGCTGTCAGAACGATAGGCAAAGCAATCGTGTACGTTTCTTTTAACATCTCCATTGGATCATCTTCCTTTCTTTTGTATAATTCAATTATAATATTTCAGAATAATTTTTTGTTCCATTTTACTTCGCATAACCAGAGTTTAACTAACATTCCTATATTCAGATGTGGTCGAATTAGAGTATCGTATGATAGTCCTCAATATTTAAAAGCAAATGTTGTTTTTGATAAAGAAATGCCATCATATGATTATTCAGTTACTATTGGCATTGACTCAAATGTTATCGATTGCACAGCTATATACTATGAAAACAGAAGCGTACATGGATTTGGAATTTCCATATATAAAGCTGACGCAAAATTCACAAGCGTTGACGGTGTAAATCTGTCTTGGATTGCTGCAATGTAGTTTTTTAGCAACAGAAATTCTGCTTATATAGTATTTGCACGTATTTTCAGATTTTTGACCACCTGTAATAATAAGATTTTTTAATTAAGAACAATGAAACCTGCTCCGAGACTTCCACCACCGCTATCGTTGGTTTTAAAACCGCATTGTGTTCCTGCGTAAAAGTTCATTTGCACGCCGTCTAAGCTGGTACCGTTGTCTCGATGTCCCATTTCACCGTTAGAAAAAAAGTCTATGTCACGTTTGTTATAGCCTTGCCAATATACTGTAGCAGTAAAATTTTTTGTAGGAACTATACCAGCACTATTTACTGTGAAAAAATTGGGATTTACACCGACCCATCCTGTTACCCACTGTCCATTGGAATAGCTGTCTATTGATCGCCATCCTGCTATACAACTGCCACTAGGAACACCTGCTGATTGACCAGCAGCATAGCCAGTATTATAGCCATCCTCATATCTTTTAAAAGGGGATACTGTACCGGCACCTCCTGTTCCACTTGCAAAGTATTTATATAAAGTGCTATTATCTGCTGATATGGATCGTTGCTGTACGATACCCCAAACAGTACGGGCGTTACTATCTACATTTGTATCCGTAGACAGAACACCAGAAAACCAGTCTACATTTGATGCAACTACATCAAACTCAATCGAATACATAGGAGTTATTTGCCCCATCAAATAATTTTTATTTATATAATCGCAGACAGTTTTTGCATCAGCCGCAAGGTTTGGCAGGACTAATCTAAGATACGTTTTCTTCGAATCATTTAAGTTAGTTAAACTCTGGGATACATCCGCGAACCCCGCCTCAATTCTATCTTCCAGATCATTCATGTTTGCAGCATTAAAAGCATCACCCTCCTGCGAGATTGTGCCCTCATCCCTTGCAACTGTCACAAGACTTGTGCTGCCATCTTCCATCGTAATCAGTCTGCGGTTAATATACTCTGCAATTCGATTTTTCCATGTTTTCTTTGTAAATCCCATAATATGTCCTCTCTTCCTATAATAATAGTCCGGTATCATCTCCGGCATATACCTCTGATCCACAATAATAATTAAAGTTGTTAAGTAAAATGCCATACACATCATCCAATATTTTCTCAATATCATTCATCTTCTGGTATGTATTGACTGGCATACTCGGTGTCTGCGGCGTGTCTCCATGAATCATGTACGCATTTCTGATAACCTCTGTGTTATTTATGACTGATATTAAAAATGTCTCATTTGGATGTTCTGGAACGTCTGCAACCGTAAGATTAAGTTCCAGCACATCTGATAATAACTTTGTGTTATTCTGGATTCTCTGCATATCTGATCGATTCAGTGCGCCTTTCATCCCGGCAAGCCATTCTGTTTTTTCGTCTACATTGAAATTATCCAATCCTTTCTGTAACAACTCCAACATGCGATCCACATCACTCTGTGACCGGTCCGTCACTGTCTGCATCCACACCAGCATAAGCAACCACCTCACTTTTCAGACGCTCATTTTCTTCTTTTAAAGCTTTGTTTTCCTTTGTGAGCTTTAGATTTTCTTTTCTAAGCTCGTCATAATAAGGATTAATTGGATTGTAATTCATCAGATCAGCACATCTCCTCCCGTATATAATTCAACTCCGGCGAAGTAATTTTCCGTAACAACTACTGAATACCCCCTGCACGTTGCCGTTGCGATAAATCCACCGGTCAAATCAAGCGTCTGGCTCTCAATCAATGTTGTCGATGTCTTGCCACCGATGGAATTTATATTCGCCCAATTTCCTACCTGCTCTAAGTCAACCAGGTACTTCATTCCCACCTTTTTTCTCAAGGCATGATAATCCAAAAGATAAGCGGCGATATCAGGTAATATATCAGCATTATAAATGGTGCATCCACTGTACTTCTTTATATTTTCTGTCTCTCCAGCTTCGATTTTATCCACACGTTTCTCATAAGAAAAAGTGGTATTTGCATATTTAATACCTGTGATCTGGCACTGTCCGGCATCCGGCATGTTAATGATGAGATAATTTGTTTTTACTTCTTTCAGCGTGCCGACACTTGCCGTGATGGACGATGGAAGATATGGACTTGAGAATGTGATCTTGGTATCTCCGGCCGGCAATGTTTTCTTATAAATGTCTGAGTTTTTTTCTTCCAATGCATAGTTTTTCATCTCAATATTCACACCAGAGATATATTTTTCAAGAGATACTTTCGTATTTCCATTAAATTTGCGATCCGTCCCGACAGTGGATTTCACATATCTGTCTGGCTTATAAACCTTGATGGTATCGCTCCGGCTGTCATCCGCAACCGCACCACACGCAAAGCATACCTCTTGCAATGCCTTACGGCACGTCTGGATGGCTAAATAGCCACTTAAAAGTGTGTTACCTACTTCTTCATCAATTACATATTTTTTTATTCCTGCTGTTACAAATATCGCATTCAGTATCACTTCTGCACGGACATTGTTATATACCTGTCCGTCATAAAATGTATACTTATCTAATAAACCAACTTCATCAACCAGCTTAAATTTTGCAATATTCTTTGAAAAAGAAAAGTCGTTGATGAAGAATGCTCCCATAGGAATCATGTTTCCGTTCTTAAACTCTGACAATGTGACTTCCTGCGTTTTCTGCACACTCTTCCACGCTCCATTTTCGTTTTCTGCATCAAAATCATTATTCATATCAACAATTGAAATATCCGCTTCGTTGATAGACAATGTTGCAGAGGTCACATCAATGTCTTCCTGCACCTTGGCTGTCTGGATCATATCCTTATCCCACACGATATATTTTCCGTATAAAATGTACTGAAGCTTAATATATCTCTTTGGAAAGCTTGTTCTTACAAATTCAATCTCGATTTTTCCATAATTCTGCACCTGATTATTGCAAACATAAATAAGGCTGTCCGGGTAAAATGTTTCTGTGATTAATTTTGTACCGGCGATTGTATACCATGTGATTTTCAACTCTGCTGGTGGCTCATCTTCAAAATAAAGTGTGATCGCTGCGGACGTGTGCTGCTCTTGGAACGTGACTGTAATCTTAGGATCTTTTTCAAAAGTACAATCTTCCTTCGATAACGCATCATTCCAAAATGCAATGTCTTTCGGATTTTCCGTCAATACGCTTTTACTTCCATCTAGCACAAATTGGTTCAGTTCAAAAGTCCCATAACTTTTCTGTTCCGTCTGGTCTGCAAACAACTCAACTGAACCTATGCCCTGGTTATCATCTGTCGTAACCGTGGCATCTGATAATGCGGTAACATCTATAAATTTCATTTCTGCCCTGCAATATGTTCTCATAAATGCCCCCTTACGGTGTCTTAAATGGTTTTTTACTCGTCATTTTCCATGACAATCCTTTATATTTCGCTCCGTTGTCAAATACCTTTTCTACTTCATCTTTAATTGATGAAAAATACCCATAGAAATCAAACTGCTTGCTTGCATCCGGTAAAGATACATGATGGAATCTGTTTTCACAATCTGTTATATGATCCATCAGTTTATCATAAAGTCCCGAATCGTCTATTGTGCCAATTGAAATTGTATAGTTCTTATAGATTCCTATACTCTCAATATGAATATCTCCGTCCTCTGTTCTTTCTGCATACTTTTCCAAGAAATCCAAAGTCCTTTGAATAGAAACCATAGGGATATTATATGTAATTCCATCAATGATAAGTCCTTGTGTATACTTATGTACCATCTTATCCCTCCGCTATCCCAAGTCTTATTTCTTCATCCTGTAAATACGGCAGATTAATTCTTGCGAACTCTTTACCATCCACCGCCAGTACTACTGTCTTTGCACCGCTGTAGTCCGGCATTTTGCTTGCAAGCTTCGATGCAAGGTCGTCCATCCAGCCGGTGTTATTTTCAAGCGGCAGGACAGCTTCTTTTCCGGCTTCTCCGATTTCCGCGAGTGTCATTCCGGTTGTTACGCCACCGTTGGCAAGACGAGGCAGATTTACAGTAGGAATTGTCGGAATACTTGGATGCCATGATCCTCCACCCAAAAAATCAGGTAAATCAAATCCAATGCTGTTAAAGCCAGAAATCAATGAATTGAGGCCATTAATAACATGGTTTACCATATTTTCAAACACCTGGATAACACTGTTCACAAAATCTTTTACCGATTTTTCTGCTTGGCGTAATGCTTTATCTGTGTCTTTCGTAAGTAATGCATGAATTGCGGCGAATACAAGTTTTACCCCTGCCAGCAAAAAATTGATCAGATCTAAAATAAAATCGACGCTGTCTTTTATATTCTGGCTCAGGTTTTCAATGATCGGCAAAATTACCGGAAGCACATTTTCAATAATCCATGCAATAATCGGCTGTAAAATATTTGTCCATAAATCGTTCAGTATGTCTATTACGATTCCCATTATTTCGAAAATATTATCAAACACAGGCTTTAAATGATTTTCATAGGTATCCTCAAACATTAACGCCAGATTCTGTAAAATAGGCTGCACATAAGTGTTCCAAAATTCAAGAAATTTTTCTATTAATTCTGACATTCCATTTTTTACATTTTCGATAAACGGATGAATATGTTCATCGTACAATTCTGTGATTTTATCGGTCACATGCTGCACGCCGTCTGATATAGTCGTTGTCAAATCCGCAATCACACCAAGAACCCCATCCAACGCATCTTTTAAAGCATCCTGATTCTCTACAAAAGGTGTCACGATGCAATCGATAATATCTTTTCCAAATTTTGCTGCATTCTCCGTAACCATCATGAACGCATCCGAAAAAATCTGAATCAGGTTTGCTGTGATCTGCTGTCCATTTTCATCCCCAAATACAGAAAATACATTTGCGAATGCATCTGCCCCCTGTGATGCCAACACTGAAATATCAGATGCTATATCAAACATGTCGATAATATAATTTTTTATATTTTCAGAATTACTTTCAAGATAAATAGATATCCCACCAAGAAGATTTTCTGCTATGGTAGCACCTATGCTTACTACAGATGCCGAAATGCTTCCAAGTGACCTTGAAAAAGTCATAGCAAAATTGTCAACAGATGCAGAAACTTCACTATCTGAAAAAATATTTAAAAATGAATTCTTTATGCTTTCTATACTGGATTTAATATTATCAAATTGTAAAGAAACATCTAAATTGCTCCAGGTTTCATCCCATCCATTTTTTATAGAAACTTTTAATTTTTTTAAATAATCTATAAATGGCTGGATTTTATCTGATAATTCTTTTCCAGTAGGAACTTCTTCATATAAATCAGATCCGCCACTACCAGATCCACCGCTACCGCTTCCAGAATCATTTTTCTGCAATACATTCAAGTCATCAAAAGCCGCCAATGCTCCAGCCGCTTTTTTGGCAGAACCGGCTGTTTTATCAAGAGATGCCGCATAGTCTACCTGCTGCTTCTTTGCCTTTGTCCAAGTGCTTTTTCCGCTTATAGCCGCAATAAATCCATTCATAGCATTAATGGCATTTGTAAGCCATGTGCATAAGGTTACGATTGCTGGTGTCAATGCAGATATGATAGGCGCTGTCAGTGCTCCAATAGAATTTTTTAATGTAGCCGAAGCACTTGCCATTTCAGACATTTTTCCATTAAATTCAGAAGAATACTTCGCCATGTTCTGTATACCTTCTGTAAATGCCTTGGATATGGTCTGAGATACTTTCATAACCGCACCGAATATTGCAAAACTAACTACTGTCTGCTTTATTCGTTTCGCCATGTCAGATATTAAGCCAGAGGATTTTTTTGCTGATTTTCCTACTTTTTCAATGTCTTTCGCACCAGCACCAATAGTTTTCTCATTAGCAGCTGTTTCTCTCATCTTCTGATTAAGGACTTCCTGTTTGCTCTGTACATCAAGAAGCTTTTCAGATACTTTGCTATATTCCTCTGTAGTTGTAGGATCTATAAAAGCAGTTCCGGAAGATTCCATTGCGGCAAGCTCGCCTTTTGCATATTTAATTGAGTTTGTTAATTCCTCAACGTCGTATTGCATTCTTTTGAAGGTTGTGCTTTTACTGCTTCCACCTGTTTCTAAGAATTTATCCATTCTGGCAAGAAGTTTATCAAGAGAAGCAGTATCTTTTTCTATCTGCATCTGCACAGCCTTATATTCCTCTGTTGGAATCTTTTGACTTGCCAGTTCTTTCAGTGTCTTGGAAAACTTATCAGCTTCTCTTGCAAGCTTCTGAAACTGTGATTCCATCTGCATGAGCTTACTTGATGCTTCTCCATTTTCAATCAACGTTTTTATTCTGATTTCGCCATCATATTCAGCCATGCTAAAACCCTCATTTCTTAAACTGTTTCAATGCTTCCTGTTCTGTTTCTTTCTGCTTTCTTATTTCTTCCATCATACGATCATAATCATCTATCTTTTCTTTTTCTTCGCTGGTATACTCTTTTTCTGGCTGTTCCAGAGCATATTTATTTTGTGCGTTTTTGATTGCATCTTTTTCCTTGGAACTCATGTTCTTTTCAATTTTCTTCTGTCGAATCTCAATTACCTCCATGAGAGAAGATAATCTTCTTGGCATATTCCAGATCAAGCCATTAAATTTCCACCAGTGCATATCTGCTACGGACAAATCAATACCGTATATCTGCAAAAAATCTGCATATATTCTCCATTGATCTACATCATAGTCAATAAAACGCTTTGTATTTTTGCTACTGCCGGTATTGTCGTGATACCATCCGTTTAAATACCAGGAAATACATTCATTTAACTCATGGTGCTGTGGATGGTCTCTAAGTTCTCCGTATTCATCAGAGAACATAAGATAAAGAATAGAAGTTGTTTTCTCGTACTCATTCATTTCTTTGTCATATTGCAAAATATAAATCTGCATACCTATGCGGAAATCGGTATTTACTTTGTATCCGTTCCATTCAGTAGGCAAATTGTCCAGCATGACATTGTTCATTATTTTGCCCCACGTCTTCTTACATTGTATCTGTTCTGCACCTGTTCAAAACGTTTATTGAAAAGCTTATTCATAACAGGGATAACCTGCTCTACAAACTCCACAATTGCAAGTTCATCCGGGACAATATCTCCGTAAATCTGTTTCATGGCATCTTCGCCAAACAACCCATCTATACTTTCCGTAATCTGCTTAAGATATTTCACTCGAATGCTGTTAAGCTCTAATGCTGCATCCACATTAATATCATCCACATTAATATCGTCTTTGTGGTTCTTTCTCCATTCGGCTGCTTCTTTTTCACAGTTCTGAGATATATTATTTAATTTATCAATTACACCTGCAAACTTCTTAGCTGTGTCTGCATTCGCTGTATCTACTGTTATAACTGTAATAAGATCTCCGTCTTCGTCTTTTATTGCAATTTTTTTTATGCCACTGCTTAATTTAATTTCTTCCATTTTTAACATCCTTTCCTAATGTGGGACACCAAGGAAAGGTAGGCATCCCACATATGCTAATTTTTAATTAACACCTATGAAACTGGGTAATCTTCATCCAAAGCCAAAGCGCTTACTTTAGGCGCCCATGTGAACGATCCATCACCAGCAATAGTGATTGTTCCAAGTTCTACATCTCCATTTCCATTAATCTGGACTGTAGACTTTAAAATATCACCACCTGCTCCACCAGTGCTTGATGCACATACAGTTACTGGGACACGGATACAATCGCCGGATCCGCTTGTAATATCAGCTTTAAAGAAGCGATAATAATATGTCTCGCACTGATCTCCTGTTGGAAGTTTTTTAAAAACATCATTAAACACTGTCTGCATTTCATCTGACAAATGTTCTCTTTCTGGAGACATTGAAAATGCATACCCTTTTACAGAGTTGCTTGCATTTTTCATGTTTACGTACTGTGTGCTTTCTGTGTTAGGTCCCCAGTCTTCAGAAAGCTCTGTGAAACCATCACCCATTTCAGCAAGCTTTTCACTTTTTCCACCCATAAGGCTTCCAATATCCAAAAGTGAGACCATGTTAGTTCTGTCTTTTGCCATGAGTATTCCTCCTATTTTTTATAAAAATATTTAAGCTGCATATTAATTGCTAATTCTGTTGTTTTCCCATCTGCTGTACCGCAAAATACATCCGATGTGCGGTTGATTTGTTCTACAACAAAATTTTTATCTTTTAATGTAAATTCTCCACTTTCAAGGAACTTTGCAATATTTTCAAGCAGATTGCTTGCTGCAATATTATCCTTGTTTGTTGTTGGATTGCTTTTGTATACGATCTGGAACGTCATTTGTCCGACATAAGAACCGCTGACATATTTTTTCAAATAAACTGGATCCTGCGCCGGAAAAACTCCAATAGACTGAGTATCTTTTATGCTGTTCCATAAGATTGTTGAATTTGATGGTTTGAAACCGGGCGGAAAATTTGGATAACTATTTATCATATCAAGAATAGCTCTTTGCGCCGTTTCTGCATCTGATACAAGCATTATTTTTGTCTTTTCATCCAAATCATTTACCTCCAATCTCAAACCTTGGTATAAGGCTGTAAACACCGATAGTATTCACTTTGTAGCAATTCCCTTTTTCATTTACCATGTACTGGAAGAATTTACCCGGATAATCGTCTGAATTAATTAATCCAACCGGCAATTCCCTATCAATGAGAAGTTCATCTTTTTTTGCAATCACTATGAAGTCAAAATCATTACTTCTTAAAGTGAAATGCTTTAGCTTTTCTTCTTCGCTCATGTTCTCCCAGTCTGGTGGATTAGCATAATTCAATGTGCCATCATTCGGGATTTTTACAAGAAAACTATCTGCATCTTTCATTCCAGATTTGCTTATGTTCTCTGCCTGTGTAAGCTCGATTCTTACATTTTCAAATAGAGTACCGAAATAATATTCAGTTTCTAAAGTGTCGTTGTAATGCCTGTTATATAAAACCACGGCATCTTTATATCCGATTCCCATAAGCTAAACTCCCATGTACAAAAGGTTTTCATGCCTTGAATCAACCATTCCGGTTAGGTAATTTGATGCAATATCGTAGCACTTTCTATTAAGTGCCATTTCTGATTTTGCAATTTCTACCAATGTTGAAGAAGATGCTCCGGCATCATAAGATACTGATTCACTTCCAGAAGTCATGCTCTTAATCATTTTCCCTTTTACAGTTCCGTCCGTATTTGCAATAACACCAAAGTTATTAACTGCCGCAGAGTACTCAGATAAATTCTTTAGCAATTCAGCTATTTCGCAGGTGCAATCTTTGATATTATCCCACCATGCTTCTTCTGATTCTGGCTGAGAATAAAACAAAATCCTGTTTGATGTGATCGCATTGATTCTTCTTTCTGCTTTTCTTTCATATGGAGCAAAGTCTTTTTCGTTTTTGAACAAACTTCCACCATATTTAGTTTGGTAATATTCAAAATCTACATATGACATTGCTCCACACTCCTTATTGCTGTGATAAGATTTCGCTGATAATATCAGCTTTCTTTGTTGCGGTCAGTGAATACCCTTTACTCTCTGCCAGTGCCTTAATTTCTGCAACTGTAAGAGAGTTTAAGTATTCTTCCGTGAGTTTCCCACTAGCATTTACCGCCTGTGTAGTGGGATCTATTCCCCCGGTGTGATAGAAACATTAGCCACTGCATCAATGTACTCTGCAAAAAGTACAAATCCTAACAGTGCATAAGTTACGCTGGTTGCACGATCGTAATCGCCTTTTACCTTAAATCCGATAAGATTTGTTTCTCCGCTGACAGTGTAAGAAAGACCGGCTTTCTCAAAATCTCCGTCAGATGGATCTACATAATAAGCAACGATGTTGTTCACAGGTGTTGCCAGAACTTTTCCTGCTGGGATTTCGTTGTCAGAGCAAAGGAACATAATGTCTGCTCCGAGGAATCCCTTGATATAGGTAAGTCCAAAGGCTGTCTGCAAAGTAATGTTTGAATCTCCAAGATAATTATAGAAATCCATGATATTTGCAAACACTGCAACTCCTGTAGCAGTTCTGTGCATTGACTTGAACTTATTTTTGACAGATCCAATAGCTTTAGCTACCGCCATCTGGAATGTTTTTGCAGTGTTTGCAAGTGTACCAGTTTTCAGATAGTTGTAGAATTTTGTTGTAATTCCATCCTGCAGGTCTGTCTGGAACTCTTCATCTGTCATTTCACAAGCCACTTCATATCCATGATCCTTGATAGCTTCGATAGAAACTTCTTTTGCATATTTTTCAAGAGTAATCTCTGAATAAGGTTTCTCTTTTACAGCGTAATGTGTTCTTGGAATCACATCACCTTCTGCTACAGTTCCGCTCTCTAACGTTCCTTCTGCATATTTGCTTTTAAGAACAGTTCCAGGCTGTTTTCTAATTGCTCTTGAAATTCCAAGAATTTCTCTTAAAGCTTCCCAGTTTCTTTCAAAAGATGTAACAAAATCAATTTCCCTTGCAGTTACATCAATGTCTCCTGTTGTAATCAGTCCTGCGTTTGCTGCAAAGAACTGCAAATTTGTGTTCATCGTTAATCTGTTTTTGTTCATATAAAACTCCTTTACTGTTGGAATAAAGAAATGTTTTCGGCAATTGCTTTCTGACGTTCTGATCTATCTTTGATAGATAAAATGCTCTCTCTTGTTGTAGGCTTATCACCACCGGAGTTGTTTTCATTCGGTTTTGTGAAATACGCATGTGGAGTCTGCTGATTCTGCTTATTTACAAATGCATTTGCATCTGTCTTTTTAGCTTCCTCAATAAGATCACTGAACCCTATCAGCTTTCCATTTTTCACGCTTACGCTTTCGGAAATGTCTTCCATAATGGCTTTCTTTGCAGATTCAGAAGTAAACTCGATTTCCGCAAATGCTTCTTTCAAAAGTTCATTCTTCTCATGTTCTGCGATTTTGGCTTCGTAATCTTTTTTGGAATCCTCTGCCTGTCTCTTCCAGTCATCACGCTCTTTTAAAATGTCTTCCGGGCTTTTTCCATCCAACCCTTCGAGCATTTTCTCTGCTGATTCTGCCCGGGTTTTCCACTGTTCAGATTCTGATGAAGCCTTATTGACCTTGTCTTCCATTTCTTTCTTGGAATAAAGATCTTCGCCCATACTCTTTTTAAGGGATTCTTTCTGTTCGTCTGAAACTTCAATTCCGAGTTTCTTTAATTCGTTTGCTACGTTTACCATGTTTCTACCTCTTTCTTTCCAAGTTGTTACTCCGGTCAGTCCGGCACGATTGAGTTGCTATTTTCTCCATAGCTGGCAATTGGGAATGAAGGAATCGAACCCCCGACAACCCGGATATAAGCCGTGTCTTCTTCCACTGAATTAATTCCCAAAAATAAAAAAGCACGCCCAAAATAGGACGTGCCATGCATCATCCCATAATTATTCTAGGTTAGCGAACAGAATCCCTTTTTTCTGTCCGGTACTTTTAATATTTTTTTCAATATATATTTTAACCTATTTTAAACAACTTTTTGTACCATTTTAAAAAGGGCAGATTTCTCCACCCCTTTTTGCTATTTCCCACCGAAATACCTTCTAAGCACTTCTTTTTCTTCTTCCACAATGCAATCCTTTCTTAATCTGTTGCACTGGTCGTATATATACTTTCCGTACTCTTCTAATTTGGCTATCATTGCATTTTTATTTTCCAATGTAGGATTTTTAATGTATTCTTTTTTAAGCTCTATATAGTCCTCATACTGCTTTATAACATCCATTTTCAATTACCCCATTCAAAATATCATCTGCTATGCCAACGACTTCTTTTCCATAAAGAGACAGAAAATCAGCTACGATTTCCTCTACATCTATTGGAATTTGGCAGTCATATGAAAATGAAGCGCAGTGTACCAACTCATGAGATAGAACTCGCTCTAACAGGCTTCCGCTTAATGCATTTGACAAATAAACCGTTCGTTTGCTCCAATCTGTAACACCAAGTGTAATTGTTCCGTCTGAACGCATCAAACATTCACTATTAGGATTTACATATAAAATATTCCATTCAACATCATTCATTTTAAACACTGCGCTCACCTCTTAGATTTTCTGTAACATCATCTGTAATTCATTTCTCCACATCTGCTTTTCTTCCGGTGCTGCATCTGATGTCATTTCAGTAATATCCATCTGCATATCTCGCAAGTAATCTTTTCTTGCTTTTGCACGCTCTTTTTTATCTTCCTCTGAATTTCCATGATGGTTTTCTCTGGTCTCCATATAAGTACGTCTGGAAATACCGGCTTTTCCCTCTCTGGAATCCCTCGGATATGATTTGTCTCCCATCATTCCGGTATCTGTATACATCCTTTTCAGGTCTTTCTTATCCATGTCTCTCATGTGCTCTGTATCTTCGTAATAATCCGGGTACATGTGATAATATGGTGGCTCATCATATCCTCTTCGTTTTCCTCTGCCCTTAGGTGCGAATCTTCCATCAGCATAACGATACTGATCATAGTATCTTCGGTCATCCCCATACTCTAAAAGCTTCTCCATGATATCTGCTTCGTCCGCTTCGTTCATTGCCTTAGTAATTGTGGCATAATACTCTGCTTCTGACAGATCCTTTATCATGTCGATCACTTCTCCCATTTCTTCTGTATTGACATTCTCAATCCCTTTTTCAATCTCACACAAGGATTTTTCAGCAAGGCATTCAAGCATTTTATGAATTCTTTCAATATGCATATACTAAGCCTCCCTTACTACGATTAAATTACTGTTCTGTACCTCGATAGTCTGTCCAGATGTATTCTGAACCGCTATTGTGCTGCAACATCCACAAGGAACATCTACGTAAACCTGTGCAGATACATTGAACATGTTTTCTACTGCCGCAGGTGTCACGATCATTCTTGTAGACTGTAAAGGCTCTCCGTCAATTGCGATTGCAAGAGAAATAGCTTCCACCGTTCCACCGGTTGGGATCTGGATATTTCCGCTATAAGATACAAGAAATCTGGCTTTGCACTGGTTTGTGATCCCTCTTAATTTAACTACTCCGCTTCCCTGTCTGTGAACGATACATTTTGTTCCGCAAACCGGTGTCTCAGTAAATGCGACATCTTCTCCTTGCAGGACAGTCTGTAAAGCATTGGCTGTAAATTCTGACATAATATTTTCCTCTCTTTCAAAAATATAAGGGCAAACATTAAAGTCTGCCCTTTGTGTTTAAGTAATACTGCTATGCAGACATAATCTTGTCGATTAAGATACTTTAATTATTCAGTTGTCTAACATCCGCATCCATTGTTACAACCGCATCCATACGGAATGTATGTGTTCGGGTTTGGCACCTGG